TAACGCGCCATTTCCTGCCATACCTCGGACACCTCCTCGCACAGCTGGATCAATTCTTTCCGCGGCATGGAAAGATAGTCGGTCATGTTAGAGTGCGTGGCAATAGACAGCTGAATTGCCGCCCGGCGCAGAGCCTTGGCTCCACCCTTTACTCGAAAAAATCCGCATCCACGGCATCACGCAGTTTTGCCGCCTCGCACAGGGGCAGACCCGTGAAATAGTCCACCGGGTAGCCGGTGCCCATGCTTGCGATGATGCACACATAGGCATAGTTGTGCCCGGTGTTCACCGGGGTAAAGCCATAACCCGCCAGGCGATTCTCCGCCATAGATTCACTCATGGTGTTCAGTTCACCTACGCCGGACAGATCGACGCTCTCAAAGGTTTTTCCTTTGATGTCGGCTTTTTCCTCACCGTTGTAGGTGTAGGGCGCGTCGAACTTGACGATATGCTTGGCGGGGTCGCTCTTGGTCTTGGCGTTCAGGCTCAGCAGGATCGCCGTCTGCACCTGCTTGATCTTGGCGCGTGGCATGAGCTTGAAGAACTCAACGGGCTTGCCGCTGGCCTTGGTCGCCATCTCCTGTGCAAAGGACGTGGTTGCTTCCAGTGCAGCCAGAGAAGCAAGCTCGTTTGCGAGGTTCTTCTGGATGTCGATCATATCCTGGATCGTCAGCTTATCCATGCCGGAGAGGTCAACCTCGGTGTACTCGGTGCCCTCGAAGCTGTACGGTTTTGCGAACTTAACGATATTGTCCATCTTGATGTTCCTTTCTCTAAAAAGAATCAGCCGCCCCACAGTGGAGCGGCTGAATTTCCAACTTATCAGATCAGAGCGTTTACTTCGGCGAGGATGTCCTCACCATCAACATAGTAGCGGCCAGCGTACTTGTCGATGTCGATGACGGTCACGCCGTCGATCTCAACGAGATAGCGGGTCACTTCCAACGTGGTGGAACTGTCCATGGTGGATGCCCGCTTCAGCTTGCCGGGGTCAAGCTCTTTCGGTTTGCCGCCCAGCACAATGCGCAGGCCCTTGTAAGTATAACCACCATCTTTGTCCTCGTTCTGCATAGCAGCGCGAAGGGTAATCTGCACAGAGCGGCCAGGATGCAGCATCTTGGTGGCATAGCTGTACAGCGTGTTCCAAGTCAGAGTAGCTTCCATGCTCTCAAACTGACCCGGCACAGGACTGTCAACGTCGCCGCCGATACCCATGCCGTTGACGGTGGTGGTCTTGTTTTTGATCTTGGGCAGCGTGACTTCATCTGCCAAGCCGATCATCTTGTCGTCCCCGGTGTAGGCATTGTAGTTATTAACGACCTGGGGGACGAGGTTGCTCGAAATATTCAGGCTCATCGTTCATATCCTCCTATCACAGATTCAGGGCAGTAACCAGCGAGGATGCCTCATACTCCATCGTGACATTCACCTGTTTCAGAGGCGGGAACGGAGTGCAGTAGAGGCAGAAGTGGTAGTGACCCGCTACCAGTTCCGCAGCGGTGTTTTTCTCGGTGTCAGCTACCATGCGATAGCTTGCGCAGGCTTCCTCGGAAACGTACTTGCTGCCCTTCATATTCTCGCTGTCAATGATGGACTGCAGCCGCTTGGGGTTCATGGGCTTGTCCAACTTGCTCATGTTGTCCAGAACAAAGCTGGTCCATGCGTAGTTGAAGAAGCGGCGGATACACAGGAACATATCCTTCGGGTCGGTGTTTTTCGGGTAGGCTGCAGTTTCATTGCCCCAAATTACAAAGTCGGTGCCGGAGCGGATGAAGGTTGCAATGCCCAAGTCGTTCAGGAAGGTGCCCTGTTCCTGATCCATCAGCACTTCCGTGCCGTCTTCCAGACAGGCGGCAGAGATGGGAATTGTGACATTGGAAGGGCTTGCAACGGGGCGGTCTCCGTTCTGACTGTCGTTGTACACGGTCGCCGCTGCCGCCATGGAACTGCCGCTGTACACGGTTTCGCCAACCTTGACGTACAGCCACAGGGCGTATGCCTCGCGGGAGGTCGCCGTCTGCTTCGTCTTCTGCTCCGCAACATCGGTGTACTTCTGTGCGCCGTCAGCACTGCAGTCCAGGTCGATGAAGCACACGGCGTTGAACAGGCCATTGATCTTGCGGCACTTGGCCTGCAGCGCAGCGCAGACCTGTGCGTTTTTGGAGAAACGCGGGGTCAGCAGGATGCCGGGTGCCTTGCTCAGTTTGGGGTAGACCTGGCGAACCACCTCAAGGCCAGTTTCCGCGCCAGTAGCAGCATTCACGCCACCAACAATATCATCAGCGGTAACTTTGGACGCATCCAGGATGGAGCCGGAAACGGTCAGCGTGGTTGCTCCATCGCCTGCACCGCCGTTGATAAGCGCAAGGCTCACAGTGCCGTCATCGTTGAAGCTGGCGATGTAGTCCACATCCGCCGTCAGCGTGGTGGTGTCTTTCTTCACCACCAGCTTTTCCAGCAGAATGCCCACTTTGTCGATCTCAGCAACGCCATCATTGACCTGCACAGAGGTTTCGTCCAGGGCGGTGATGTGCTTCTTGTTTTTCGGATCAAGAACATTGATTACGACGATAGGTGCAGTGCCAACCACCTGGAAGTTGGCGGAGATTGCCTCGCAAAGGGTGTACTTTGCAAAATCGCTGGACCAGCCCACCGCTGCCACAGCCTCCTTGTAGGTGCTGACGTACAGCGGGGT